GCGGGTCAGCCAACCACATACAGGTCTTGGCAAACATATAGTGGCTGCTGTTGCTGACAAGTTCGGCGTTAGCCGTGAAGAACTAACCGTCAGGATAGAGAGTCACAACGCCTGTCCATTCGCAGACAAGTGCAAGGTTGATTGCCTGGCTAAAACCAGTGGTCACTTGGCTATGAGCGACAGCCAGCACTATATGTTTGCCAAGACCTGTATGTGGTTGGCTGACCCGCAGTGGTTCAGTGAACAGGTTCGGTATGAAGTGGGTAGACTGGAACAACAGGCTGCACGCAAAGGCCACAAGGAAAACACCAGGTGGAGAACAGCGGTGCGCCTGAACGGTGGCACTGACATAGCATGGGAAGAAACATCCATGCGGTCGGTCATTGAGGAGTTCCCATCCACACAGTGGTACGACTACACGAAGGTGGAAACTAGAATGGTGCGGTACATGACAGATCCGTCATGGCCCAAGCCATACAGCCTCACCTTTTCTGCTGGTTCATCCAATGATCTGGCAGCGTACAGGGTCAAGGCCAGTGGCGGTAATGTTGCTGTTGTAGTCAGGGACAGGGTCACTGGCTGGGATGGTAAAGGTGACATGAGTGGCACACACCCAGGTGACGACGACGACCTCAGGTTCCTTGACCCACCAAATGTATGGGTGCTACTGAAGCCCATGGGTTCGGCAAGGACAAGCAAGAGTCGATTCATCCGTAAGGATCTGCGTGAGCAGAGGCTGCGGATTAGAGCGGCGATTAGATAGAGCGTCAGCAGGGGCTGCCATCAGGCATAGGACTGCTGACACAGGAGTGAGTGACAAGTCGCTACATATTGCACCAGTGCCCCTGGCAAGGGGTATAGGGATATGGCTCTGCCTCTCCTATGGGAAACACCCGAGTGACGCAGTGCATCAGCCCAAGTGGGCGAGCCTTCATGCTGGGGGATTCCCGAACGACCGTCGTAGTAGTCAGTGGTTGCTCATTGACGAATGCCGGGCAGTAGTAGTGCTAGGTGGAGTTGCCGAATCAACCTAAGTCGTTTGTCCACTCGACCATTGAAGAGGACATAGGTGGAGTTGCTGAATCAACCTAAGTCGTTTGTCTATCGACGAGATGAATAGACACGCCCCCTTGAGCGATAGAAATGGGTAGCGTCGGCCCGACGTGAGCGTGACAGATCTTACAGGGTTCAGCATGGTCAGGTGAGAGTGGGCGTTCCCCACTCAAACTGCTCGGTTCGGTTAGGGCAAGTAGTACTTACACCCCCCGATTAGTATCAAACGAGGGACTCCCCGCCAGGTGGAATAAGCATGGCTACAGCGGGGCAAGCCTGACTGTTTCGTTTTACAAACTGGTAGCAGAGAGAAGAAACAAGAGGGTGCTGCGGTAATCGGGCCAAGAGGCCCGTCCCGTAGCGGACACCTACCGCCCTGTGAGATGAGGACTGGGTTGCCGGCGAGATCAATAACCAGGGGTTGTGGTCACTCACGTCGGGAATCCGCAGCACCCCCTTGTTTCTTTTGACAAACAGGAGAAGGAGATATCATGAGTCGCGACGAATACGGTGTAATCAAAAGATCTGGGTGGGATGGTGAAGACCCCTGGATGCTTGGCCCGCCCATTACAGTAGCCATTCGCCTCACCCTGGAACAGGCAAGGCAATGGGTTGCTGACGACGACAAGTCTAGGGAGGCGGTGCTCAACGATCCTGAGTCCGTGTTGTGGGAGAAGAAGCAGGCCAGAGACACTCGCCTTGAGATATTCAAGCGACCCTGGTAGCAGAGAGGGGAAGTAATGGGTGACAACGAAGAGGCGACGTGGCTGGACATGGTCATGACTGTTGGGTTCTTGGTGAGCCTTCCAGCGTGGTACTTGGTAGCCATTTACTGCGGGAAGTGAGGAATAAATGCCAGAGAGGCATGAGGACGGGTCATGGAGTGGGGTGCCAAACGACAGGCCCCTCATGGGTGACCCACCACCTGGTCGGGAGAACGACACGCTCAACTGCTCAGAGTTGGTGACAGCCCTGGAGATTGCGCGTCTAGTACTAAGTCCGGGACATATAGAGAAGGCCACCACCTGGGAATCAATAGCATATCTGGGTGACCAGTTAGATATTTCCGACGCAGCCCTGAAGGCTCTCGGTATACGCCTGGAGCACGTGCTAGAGGTGCGGTGTTGGAACGAACGACCATGAGGGCCCCCGTGTGGGTGACACAGCATGACGGCGGAGGACGGGAGGTACCTGCCCACTGGGTGGGTACTGTTGAGCGAGGGAAGAAGAAGGGTTGGTACAAGATTGAGTTCAGATCCAGGCCCCGGCTAGTAATAGTACGGCCCGATCGTGTCCGTCCTGCCAAGCCACACACCCTCGCTGAACGGATGCAGACAGGTGACACCTACCCTGGAGACCAGCGTCAATGGGACAACATCCAGGCAGGGAGGAACAGGCACCAGGACAAGCCATGACGGATTCTCAAGGACTATTCTGTCGTGAGTATAGGGCCATGGATGAGAGGTCTTTCCTTGGAAAAGGATCATGAACCGTCCTGCTGGGCAGGGCGGGCAGAGGGAAACCTTTGGAGAAGACGTGGGCCTATCCAGCGGAGGAGGAAGGCAGAGGGCATGACCACTGCTGACCTTGCTGCCAGGTTTGGGTTCAGTGACAAGTTCATTCAAGTAATCGAGAGGGGAGAACGCAGGTTGCCCATGAAATACCTGCACAAGATGGCTGCGGTGTTATCCGTTAGCCCATTGCAACTGAGTAAGGAGTTAGAGTTATGGAAAGCGATGAAGCCAGACCTGTACTAGACGTGCAGGCAATGGTTGAGAAGCGCAGGGTCAGGGGGCAGAAGACTGATCTGATTACCTGCTTCCACGCTATGCGGAACCTGAACCCTGTGTACAGGCATCGTGTTGACCACGAGGCAACCTATGTGATGGTGACTGAAGCGTCCAAGGACGTTGTGTTGTTGCCTTACGCCTACGAGCCTGATCACAGTACCCTTGACAACACGGGTATATCAGCAGCCAGCCAGCAGATTCTGGAGGGGCTTGACCACCACTTGATATTGAGGCACACGGGTAGGCCAACGGCTGCCGGGCCTCGCATAGGTGGTGTTGTGCGGTGGGTCACTGCCGTGATTCGTGCAGCGCAGATCGAGCCAAAGGTTGGCTATATTAGTCCGGGCTGGCAGAGAAGGATCGACGATCTTATTGCTGGACATATCTACTGGTGGGCTGCCAGGGACACGGTGCTAAGGCGTTGGTGGCCGGGTGGTATGAACAGTGGAATCCCAGAGGACGGGTGTGATTGGTTCTGGGAGAACGGTCTTGAAGAGTTAGAGAATAGGTTGCGGTGTGGGCCGCTGTTTGTAAGTCAGAAGAAGGAAGTGGAGTAGTAGTATGAGGGCAGTGAAGTGTTTGGCGATAATAGCCACGCTAATATGTGGTATCCTGATACCATTCGTTGGGTTCGACGCCTTTACTTGGTTCGTCGGCTCGTTGTTCGTGGCCTGTATGGCCTCTGGATTGGACAGGTAAGCAATGGCACTGAGTGAGTCGGCCTTGAAGCGGAGACACCGATACCTGGGTGCTAGTGACGTGCCGGCAGTGCTTGGTGTGAGCCCCTGGAAGAGCGAGAGCGACGTCTACTACAACAAGACGGCTGAGTTTGAGGAGGTAGAGAAGGAGTCGAAGGCGATACAGTCTGGCAACCTGCTAGAGGGTGCGGTGCTGGACTTCGCAGAGATCCACGTCGGCAAGTTGAGGCGTAACCAGTTCAGGGTACACCCACACATTCGGTGGGCTTCAGCAACCATGGACGCTATCTGCCTGGACCTGGAGGACACCGGCGTTGAAGCCAAGACAACAGGGAACTCCGATCAGTGGGGTGACGAAGGGACAGACCAGATCCCTATCTATTACCTCGCTCAAGTGCAGTGGCAAATGTACGTTACGGGATACACCCGGATATACGTGCCTGTGCTCATGCCGGATTTTGCTTTGAGGTTCAAACTATACGTGGTAGACAGAGACGAGGAACTAATAGCCTCGATAGTGAAGCGGTGTTCCCAGTTCTGGGAGGAACACGTCCTGGCTAGGGTGCCCCCACCTGATTCAGTGCCAGCACCGAAGACGTTACAGAGAATGAAGCGTGTGCCTGAGAAGGTGACAACAATCAATGACACACTGGTCAGGGATTGGCAGGAGAAGAAGGCCGCCCTGAAGTTAGCGAAGGAGGGGGAGGCGTCAGCACGTATGAAGATGATAGAGTCACTAGGTGACGCCGAGGTGGGGAAGTACACTGGAGGCGTGGTGAACTACTTCAAGAGGGAGCGGCGTGAGCACACGAAGACGGTCAAGCGGTCAACTTATAGAACCCTTGAGGTACGGGAAGGAGAAGGTGATGAAGTTTAGCCCGAGAGAGGTGGTGCTTGCTGCTTACAGAGAACTTGAGGCAGAGCGCGAGAGTAAGCAGTCGGGCACGACAAGGGGTGAGTACTTTGCCCACCTTGACGTGCAAATATCAGTCACATACATGGGACGCTTGCCGATCGACTACGGGGCAGAGTGTTATGTGAGTACAGACGAGCCGACCCGGTTGATACCGGCAGTGCGAGAGGCTTTTGAAAAGATAGCAGGTGCTGAGGATGTCTTCAGTGCCATAGATCATGAGTGTAAGAAACTGAACACGGAAGAAGGAACTGAGCATGGTGAGAGTAGACCCGACGGAGAAGAAATACACGACGCCGACGAAGAAGAAGACAGCGACGACGAAACGCACGACTACATATGAGAACTTCTATGAGGCGTTTGCTGCCGCCCAGGTGGAGTTAGAAGACCCGATCAAGAACTCATTGAACCCTCACTTCAAGAGTGAGTACGTGGACTTGGGCACCCTGATGGCGTGCGTGCGTCCGGTACTGGCACGGCATGGGCTTACGATCTGTACAACGATCAGCCCGGAGTTCAAGCACACAGTAGAGTGGGTCCCAAGTGAGGCTGAGGGCGTGCTTCAGGAGGCGAGGACGAAGACAGAGTCGCAGGAACACATAGGGCACAGGATCACAGCGGAGATCCACGGGTACGGCAAGTGCATAACTAGCAGTATCCTGGTGCCCCCTCAGAAGAACGTGCAGGCGTTCGCCAGTTTCCACACCTATGCTAGGCGGTGGCTGATCGGTGGGCTCTGCGGGGTGGCTGAGGCGAAGGACGACGACGGCAATGTTGCTGCGGAGAAGGATCCGAAGCAGGAGATCCTCAGCCGTGCAAGAAGGTGAGATCCGGGAGTTGCTTCAGGACACGAATCCGGAAGCAATCCTATGGGACGGGCTGGGCGCTGCCATCATTGGGTGTGGTGGAGCGTTCAGCCAGTTCGTTGTGATCTACTCGAAGAAGGGAATCATAGAAGCCCTCATGACCGACAACTCCTGGGACAGGGAGGAGGCGTATGAGTGGTACGAGTTCAACGTCAAGGGTGGATACCTGGGGCCGCACACCCCGATAGTCCTGGAGGACGACCTACCAGCCTGAAGGACTCATGCGCCACTTCTTATCGGGTGATAGTTGCCTGCTGGTAGGGCTATCGAAGTCAATCTTCTTAGACCTGGGGCCGAAGGCCGCCTTCTTCCAGTACTCCTGGTCTTTCTTTCGACCCGCTATGCCCCGAGAGATCTTCGCTGTGCTAGCGTCGAGCCGCCTTGTGCTGCGGTTGAGTTTCTCTGCCTTCTTGTTGTAGTGGGCGACACCAACGAAGCCGCGTGCTGTTTCAGCCCCGGCCACAACCACGGCCCCTAGTCGGTTACGGGCTCGCTGGCTGAGGAAGGCGTGGTGCTCCCTTGTCTTGAAGCCAGGCACTCCGAGAGACTTCTTGTAGACGGCGTGTCCTTGGGCCCTGGTCCTTGGCTTGCCTATTTTAGGCGTCTCGTATCCATGTGCTCGGCCCGGCCTACGGATGAGATCGACCTCATGCCTGACGGTGCTCTTGACACGGCTCTTCAGGGTGTTGGCCCCAGAGAACTTGCCTGACCTGCGTCCAGCAAGGCGTCCAGTTGCACGCCACACTTGCCTTGCTGCCCCAACTACTAACTTACCGATCATGGTGGTTACCTTTTCTTTTTCTTCTTGGCAGCCTTGTGTTCCTGCAATGCTTTCTTCCTTGCTGCGCCCTTCTTGCCCTTGTAGTGCTCTGGCATTACTTCTTCTTCCTGTTCCTGAAGACCCACGTGCCAGCAACAGCAGTGAACCCGCCGGCCAACGCTGTAAGCAGTGTGTTCCAGGGCTCTGGCATTAGGGGTGCAAGGCGTTCAATAACTTGGTGCCCCACGGATACCATGTCACCGCCCGGACCCTCTACGACCACTGTCTCGACGCCCGTGGGCACGCCATCAGGATCGAGGATAACTTCCCTGATAACCTCACAGCCTGACAGGGCGACAATAAAGAGCAGCCCCAGCATGGTGCACCAGAAGAGAGTGGTATGAACTATCTGTTTATCAATCTTATCCATTACCCGCGCCTCCTTGTTCCGAAGTATTTCTTGAGCGCCTCGCTGAGTTTGCTAGGCTTCACCGGCGCCATGTAGCCTATTGGGTTTGATCCCGATACTGGTTTCCCAAAGGCGGCGGCATTGCCCTGTCGTACCCGCTGGGCCCTAGTACCCTGACCTGTCCAGGGGTTGTGTTTAGCAGTGTTGCCCAGTCTGAGGCTGGCATTTTGGGCGATTCTCAGGTCAGTGCGGGTGCGGGTGGCTACCGGGAATGCTTTCTTACCCAGGCTCGACGCGGCAGCAGCGGGCCCAGACATCGCCTCAGCGGCTCTCTGACCATGTGTGTACATCTGCTGATGCGCACGAGCCGCGGCAGCCGGCGTAAGCGGTGGACGTTTTGCTTTGGGCGTTTTCCCAGGCTTGCCCCGGACCCCACCCTTCGGGCCGATTTTTTTTAGTGCTGCCTTCCTTCCTAGCCTCCGCTTGACCATAGCCACCAGTCCACGCGCTATCTTTGCTTTGCTCATAACTACCTCACTTGGCCTTTCTAGCCACGTTCTTTCTCATGCCCGGAAACCTGAACTTGGACGCTCTTATGTTACGTTGTTGTGGAAGCAGTAGCCTCTTGCGGGGTGCTGGTGGGCCGGCCAAGATGGCTGCCCTACGCTCCTGACTCTTTCGGAGTTCGCTTAGTCCCCCAGCAACGAGTGCCGCCCCAACCACAATGCTACCTCCAATAACTATTCTGGTTTGCCTCCGCAGGCGCTTCTCAGCAACGACTCCTTGCCACGTTTGTCCTGCTTGGTGTGCGTTACCCAGCGGGGGTGGTGGTGGTCGCCATTTCTGAAGTTTCATGCTGTCATTAGGGTCTACTCGGAACGTCGGCTTGTCTTTGCCCCTTGGGATCCTCTTCCTCGATCGTTGGAGACCCTTTTGAGCGGCACGAACAGCGCGTCTGACAACAGTGAACGCAATCTTCCCCTTGCTCAACGCACCCCCCGCCCCCGCAGTTCTTCGTGCATGGACTCAACTCGTTCCTCTAGTCTAGCCAAAGCCTTGGCGACTTGACAGATAGCGTCACTGTTTTGTTTCAACGCGACAGTCATCGACACGCTGATCTTGCTCAGGTGCCGCAAGAATGCCATTACCACTATGATTATGGCTACTCCCCACGGGGCTTGCAACACTAACTCTTTTAGCAGGTCTTCCATCATGCTTCCTTGCTACTGCACAATCGCCGTTCGTGGCTCGTAGTTGGAGTAATCTGTTTCGACTAGCAAAGGGGCTAGCCTGTGCTCGATGAACTTGAACTGATCGTAGTAGAAGTCTGCTGCTGTCTTCTCCCCGAAGTCTGGGCGAAGCCTGTTCGAGCGTTCCGCCGAGTCGTCCGCTTCTAGCAGAGAGAAGGCGGTGTTCGACAGAAGCGTGAAGGGCAGTAGGTTCTGGAATGGCACCACTGCCAAGTAGTCCTTGGTGGCCTGCGGGGTTAGCGGGTCAACTCCTGTAGCAAGCCCAACTGTTGACGTCACTGCCTCGAAGAGGGATTGCAACTTACCCATGCTTGGGCCCATCAGCATCTCAGTGATTGGTTTAGACTTGGCCCTACCAAGGGACTCCTTTCCACCTGTCAACACCTGCACTGGATCGTAGCCAGCCTTCGATAACACCTGTAATGGCTCTGCCATGATCCCGAGGATTCCCGATCGGTCCACTGCGTTGAAGACAAGGGACACCACGTTTCTGTAGTACTCTTCCTTGGTGGACGTTTTCTTCCTGCCCCCGTCGTCGATTGAAAGGTGAGGGAAGGGGTCCTCTCCGCGCATGGCTGCTTTGGCTGCAGTAACTATCCCTCCGCAGAGGATAAGCCCAGCGCCGGCAATCATGGCTTGCATATCTCCAGTGCCCACCCGTTGTATCATGGGGATCAATAGGTTTTCGGTGGCAGTGAAGAAGAACCTCTTGAACTGGAAGATCATCGAGAAGCCTTCGGACCTGTCTGCTATGCTCGGCAGGGAGCCAACCCCAGGTGTTATGATCGACAGATCGCTGTTGCGGGATAGCGCACCGTTGAGCCTTGACTTCAACTGGGCCACACGGCCAGCATTCAGATTCCCCGCCGCACCTTGCCAGTTCTGGGACATGGTGTAGTAGAACTTGGAGCCAAGGCCGGTGGATTCAGTCTCACCGAACTGCCGGTAGAGAACATTCATGTCACGAACGTCCACTTCGTTCAACGAAAGCATCTCAAGGAACCGCTTGTCGCTCTTCCCAATGTTTCTTCCACTGCCAAGTTTGTTGGCAATCCTCCCGACCCTGGAAGCAGCAGCGCCATTGTTGACTGCCTTCCAGAAGCCATTCCAACTTCCGAGTAGGGAGTACCGAGTCATCGCTTGCGACCCAGTTCGACTGGCCTCGGTGAGTCTTCTGCCTATGCTCTTCTTCCTCCGGGTGTAGGATTGTGGGCCTGCTCTATCAAACTGCATGATCTCACGCACACGAGCCCCCGTGGCATTGGCCTCAAGTGAGTGGGTCATGTCCATCATGAAGTATCGCTCGTCTGGTGAGGCGTCGCTCATCATTCTCTGCACAACGTGCCGTGAGTAGCGGTAGATAGAAGAGACGTACGGTCCTACGCCCGAGGTGAATACACCCATGGCAATGTCAGGGAAACTGGAGAGCGTCACCTGACCCATGCTCGTCATGTAGTTGTAGTTCCTGAACAGGGGGCCGAGGCTTTTGAATGGATCAGAGGAGGAGGCTCCCCGGTTACCGAAGATCCTCTCATTGATCACCCGCAAGTCCTTGACGATCCTCTCAAGTTCCTTCATGTCCTTGGCAGTGTCGCCATTGGCTATAACCTCTCGCTTCATGGAGGCTTCCATCCTGAAGTTGCGGTTACTCGCATTGTCCCCGATCTCGATCTCGGTTATGCGCTTCCTGCTTTCGATGGTTTGCTTACGCGCTAGACGAATAGCAGCAGTGGCATACTCGGACGTTGGATCTTCAAGGAGGGCTGCACGGAGGTTGACGTCCATCCCTATTGAGGGATCTTCACGAGGTCTATAAAGGAGTATGTCCTTGTGCTCTGCTATCTGCCCTTGCGCCTTACCCGTATCGGAGATCCTATGCACCTCTACAAAATCCTTCGATAGTGCGTTGAACTCCCCACGTAAGGTCAGGAAGTTAGCACGATTATTTGCCCGTGAGGCAGCGAGTAGTTTCCGTTCCAAGACCCTGACCTTTTGAAGGTTCACCCCAACCTCTGCGTCATTGAGCAGGGTTGCCAACCGTATGTCGGTATACAACCTTGCCGCGTTGGTTATGACATCGACCTCTTCTAGAAGATCCTGCAACTCTTTGTTGTGCCGTTGCCTTACGTTGTCCGTTGTGGCCTCACGGATCTTCACCTCCAGTTCGTCCATCCTCTCGTGGATCTCTAACGACCTCTTGGTATACTTGAGGGACTCCCTGCTTCCGAGTTTACGGAAGGCCACCCCCTTCAACCCGTTGTTCGAGTAGAACGCAGATCTCTGGGCCTCAACGCTTTGTATCAAGTAGGGCTCAATGAACTCGTCCTTGATCAAAACGGTTCGCTCACCTGACCCCATGCTTGGACGGACATACCCGTCAACGCTGGTTGCCCACGTCTCAACAATACCCCTGGCTCGCGAGACGCTAGGGACAAGGCCAAGCAGTTCTTTCTCCAGTTCGGCTATCCGCAGATTTATGCCATCTACCTCAACGGTAATCTCAGCGCCGTTGGTGGAGTTCCGTGAGGCTTCCACACGCAACAACTCATCTCTCTTGGCGCTTAGTTCAGCCTGGTATCTGGGTGTCATTTTAGTCTGGAGGTCTTCCATTCCACGCATGACAGCGTCCGTTGCCCCCGTCGTGTCAAGGGCCACGCCTTCCCGGTCAATGATGCGGTGAACAAAGTTCTCTCCATGAGCATCTTTGTAGAACTTGCGTATCTTCTTCATGCTGTTGGCGTCCATCAAACCGGAGTGTATGCCTATCATGTCCCAGATCGCCTGCTCTTCAGCGAACTTCTTCGTTGCCTTTTGCAGGGCTGCCTTCCCCTTGGCGTTGATTGCCTCGTCCATTTCCAGGATGTTGACCCGTGTCCCGTTGAGCGTGGACTCGATACGATCGGGGACGTCGAACTGACCTGACGGGTCACGCCGATACAGCACCTCCACTGCTCGATCGAACACCGTCTCGTCCTTTATGTTGGCCCCCTCTGACTGTGCAAGCCTGAATATGTCGGAGGTCTCCATGCGGGCAGCGTCCTGTTGGACTTCCATGAGGATCTTCAATCGCTCAAGGCTAGTGCCACCAGTGCTACCCGTCTTTGCCAGGCCTGTGTCCGTCAGTTGGTCGATCAGTTCGCGTGGCTTCCTCAACCTACTGGAGGCAAACCTGATATTAGGTGTCAAGAAGAAGAACTTATTCAGTAGTGAGTTCCTCCAGGTACCCTTCCGTAAGCCAACCAGTTCCACGATGTTCCGGTTGCCGGCACCGTCGAGTACCTCATCCAACACTGAATCTAACCTGGCTTCGTCGATGTTCCTGTCGGCCTGGAAGGCATCCAGTAGACTGTTTACACGCCTGCTTAGCCCACGGTTGTTTGCGACATTGGAAGCAATCGAGTCGGTAGCCTTGATCACTGCGTCGTGGACATTATCGGCCCCGTACCTTGCACGCACTGCTGCCCGGTACGTGGTTGACATGGTGCCAACGGCAGCGCCCAGTAGCCCACCGAAGGCCGCTTCAATCTTTATGTTTTGAAGGACCTCGTCGGCTGTCCTTGAGTACTGCCCCTTGAACAAGATAGCCTCTCTGATCCCACCAGAAACTCCAGCGCCTACCGCGCCGAGGCCAGCAGCACCTATGATCTTATGCATCCGGGCCATCTGTTGGACCCTGTTTATCTTGAGAGCCCCCTTCGTGACGAAGAGATCTATCCAGAACGACTCGTCGAATGGCAGTGAGAGCAAGCCCACCGTGAGGAGTTTGGCTATCCCTGCCCTGGAGATCGCGTCCCGGTCACGGGACTCCTGCTCAACCTGTATGAGTATGGCATTGCGTCCCTCAAGCGTGGCCTCCGCATTGATGCGACGAAGAAACTCCCTGGCTTTATCCTCCTTGAGGCTTTCAGGCACGGGGCCATTATAGTCTTCAGGTGCTGGCGTATACCCGAGCAAGCCCGTCAGCATGGAAGAGTAAGCGTCCTCCACGGTCTCGTCGATCATGCCGGCATACTCTTGCTGAGTACCTGGGCCAAGCGCCGCCGCTAAACTGCCAGACAATCCGATGGCCCACCGTGCTATCCCGGCGAAGACCGGGTCATTCCCGGTGATTGCCAAGTCAGGGTTTTCGTAGAGCCTGCTTGCGGTGCCGGCCATACCCAACTCCTGGCGGATATAAGCACCCCAGGTTGAAGGGGTCGCAACTTGCGCACGTGCGATGTTGCTCGTGCCGCCCCATGATCTCTCCCCCGTGTACGGACGCAGGAAGAAGCCGGGGTCAGCGAGACTCGGGTCATTTTGAGGCATTATTCTCTGCGCCTCCTGTCTGTTTCTGGAGTTAGTTTCCTTGTTGGGTCTTGGGGGATCGTATGCCAAGCCTCCCAGCGCAAAGTGTTGTCACTAAAGAGTGATGGCATCCCTGTGCGGGACTCCCTCTGCCTGGCCTGGCTATCGTTTACCAGGCGTGTGCGGTAGCGCAGGTTACGCAACACCTTGATCGCCTCCTCCATTCTCGCGACCCTCTTGGCACGAGAAGTGGCACTCGCTTGACCACTCGCAGTAGTCATGGCTGTTGGAGCCCTACCCAACTCCATGGTGATCTTTTCGTTGAGGTACTCTATGTCCTTGACGATCTGTTCTTCGACTTCGATCGGTGATTCCGCTTCTGAGAAATCCCAGATGGCTCCCGGTCGAGTGTCCGAGTACCTTCCTGCCGGCCAGTCCAACCCACCCGGTGTGACACCATCCAACTGCATGAGAGCGTCGGCCTGAATGGTCTCCTTCCACTGGCGCCCTGAAGACGCACCTGGCAGAGCGGTCATCTCATCCAGGCGTTCCATGTTCTCCTGCGTGTAGAGCATCCCTTCCTTAGCATCGTACCGAGCCTTTCTGATCCTGCCCCACCTTTCGTATCCGGTAGCCAATGCTCGCACCGCTTCTTGCTGGGTGCCTACTACCTGATCCCATAACCCCTGGGCTTTGGTTATCCCCTCCCTTCCTTGGCCGTAGGCGACCATGTCTGCTAGTTCAAGGAAGTCATTATATGCTGCCTTCATCTCGGCAGGGTTACTGGGGGTGACCCTCTCCAGGTCCAGGTATTTGAGGAAGGGTGGGACATCCCCCGTCAGGTAAGAGGTAAACGAGATGGTCCCGTCTATCTTGCCCAAGTTGACGCTGGCTAGACCCATGTAATCGCTAGACACGTCCAGCCCCAAGGCGTCAGACACCTTGATGCTCCGACTCCTCATCAATGATCCATCAGAACCTACAATCGGGCACCCATCTGCCACCCACGCGAGGTAACCCATTCCATCTATTGGTTGGGATTCAAGTTCCTCTGGTGACGAATGAGCAGCGAGCCCTGGGATAGTCTTGGGATCGGCCCCCTGATACTCTCCACGACCCGCGGGTGTTTTCAGAAGCGCAGCGTACCTGGCGTACTCATGCAGGTAAGGCTCCAGGGGACCACCACGGGTCAGGTCGAGCGTCTCTACAAAGTCTGCAGCAGACCCTGTTCGCATACCCTCTTCACTTAGCATATGCTGAACGTTCACTGCGCTTGCACCCTCTGCTGCGCCTAGTTTGTTCAACCACTCAGTAGCCTCGGCAGGTGAGACGTCCGAGGGAGACCACCAGTTCCGTGATCCAGGCGGGTACCCTTTGCTCGCGTCCATCATCTCCTGCACGAGCGCATCATACTCTTCGTCAGAGACCATCGTCCGCCCTGGCGTAATGCTTCCTTGAAGAAAGGCCTCGACCCCTGAGCGCAATGGCTGGCCGTTATAACTTTCGGGTATACGCAGCAGATTTAGTTCAAGTTCGTCATTGTAACTAGTCAACTCTGTTGCAGTTCCGGGCGGCGGTGTCATAATCTGTGTTGCATTCACAAAGTTATGGGCGAGGTCGTTGGCTGCGACAAGGCCAACCTCTGGGTTGAGCCCCACGCTTAGTGTCAGATTTCTTTGGAAGGTGTGCACGTCCCCTACTATATTGTTCCTCAGCAACTGCCGTTCTTGCGCAACTTGATCGTTTGACTGCTCTGCCTTTGCAGCCAAGCCGCCCCATATGGCTCGTACCTCCTGTAATGAAAGTTGGCCCAGGCTCATGAACTCAAGGGCTACGTCAGGAACCATAAGGGCTCCGTACTTCCAGTAATCTAGCGCGGTGTTGTCCTCATTGAAGAGGTTGGTATATGGGCTTTCTACGTTTGCATCGTCTCCCCATCTACGACGGATCAACTCCTTAGTTGTCTCGTCTCGCCCACCTTTGCCAAACTGCTCCTCCAGTCCCTCACGGGTGATGATGGCATTGCCGTCCTCGTCCCTCACCAACTTGCCGTCCTCGTCCCTCGCCTCTGCCGCACTGAATCGGTCATGAAAGCCCTCGGGTATTCCTTCCCGTTCTTTCGCGTCGATGACTCCGTCTCGATTCTGATCGAACCGTTTCATTAGGCTCAGGCCAGTTACGGAATGAAGCCCCTTCACTCGGAAGTATGAGTCTGTGCCCTCCTCAATCGCAGTCTCAATGAGCCACCAAGCAAGTGCCTGTGGCCCAAACTTTGTCAGGAGAAACTTGGGTAGGTTCTTCAAGTTTCTCCCTGTCCACTTCGCGGCGTCCTTGGCTATTTCCTTCAGGGTAGTCCCTGACCCCTTGAGTGGGCTTACCTCTTTGCGGAGGAACTTATCAAGGGTCTTCATTGTCGCTTTATCCTTGCCGCCGAGTTCCCTGACAAGATTCCATTTCTGTTGACTGTTTGCGAGTGCAGTAGCAGCACCCCGTTGAGCAGGGCGCAGGGATTGGTCGGCAACCTGATCCGCAGCGTTAGACGCCACCCTTGCCATCTGTTCGGGGGTGGCCTTCAGAACCCTGACAAGAAAATCGTCGAGTTGAGCGACAGTGAGTGCCCCCCTAGCCCGGCTAACCGACGCAAGCCGCTGGGTAGGCGTCGTCCCAGTAATCCTGAAGCGACTGGTGACCATGCCGTTGAGTACTCTTCTGTATATGCCCGCCGCTGCAACAGTTGCCACCATGTTCCCGGCGGCACCAGCGTTCCTTACCATGTCTTGAGCGTCCGGGTGGTTGATGTCCACCCCCATGAGGTCTGCTATCCATCGCTTTTGCCATTCGAAGACTAGTAACTCCGTTGACCATTTAGAGAAGGCTTCTATACCGTGCTCTCCGTAGTTCTCCGAGTCTGTCTTCAACTTGCCTAGATCCACCTTGAGGTTCGCTTGCAAGTCCTGCTTCGTCGGGTGAAAGTTGCCCACCATTGCTATGCCATCGGCGCGGATCTTCTGCCACTGGCTGCTCCCCTGAATAATGGGCTTGGCACCGGGGTCTTTAGGAATGAACTGATACCACTGGCGATTAGCGTGATCGCCGGGGTAACGGATCTCACTTATCCCCAGCGTATCCAGGTCATCCGGGGTCAAGGAGTTCAAGTTATCCATGTCCCATGTTGCGTGCAGGAAGCCAGTGTTTGGATCATGAGTGATCATCAGACCCTCACCCACTAACCAGTCCATCTGCCTGTTCATGGTTTTTACACTGAATCCTTGCCCCATTCCTAAAGGGGAGCCTGGATACTTCGTCATGATCATGTTTACAAGTGCCTCCGGGTCACCCGATTCATGAGAGATTTTGATTGTCTTCTCGTCAGTCAAAGAACCCGGATTCATGCCGTGATGCTCGACGAAGTACTTCTCTGCGATCCTCGTTGCCAACTCACGGTTAGGTCGATCCTTTGTCGTCTCGGTCAGTGCGTCGTGGACCTCTGGAGGACGAACACCCCCTCGGCGACCGCCGCTGCCGGCTCTATAACCACCCCCGCCACCGCCTCCTCCCCCGCCGCCGACACTTTCGCCGGGGCCGTAATACAGGAGGTAACCCTCCGGGAGGACGTCCTGCTCCATCGGGGAGATTGCACCAGAGACGGGGATTCGATAGAGCATACCACCCCCCTCTGGCCCACCGCCAAACTCTGGCATGGTGAGGAGTCTGGTGAGATCTTCGTCCTGAAAGCCGTTCTCCAACTGTCGGTCGTTATTGTGCGCAAAGTAATCATGGACGTCCTCGACCCGCAGTCCACCCACAATCTCCCCGTATGTTTCGGGGTTCCGCGGGTGTCCAGTCTTCTTGAGCCTCTTTTCGATGATACGGAAAGACTCCACCTTACGATCGAGTCGCGCTCTTCCCTCCGGCGATAGGTGCGGCAGGGCGTGAGACCTCAAAGAGTCGCCCTTCTCTGGGTTCTCAACTACAATCTGCCATGCCATAGACGCAGGGTCTGCCTCTACTTCTTTGGCGATAACCCTTCCAGACTTCCTTTGGATCGCTCCAAGCGCCACAGCGTTCAGGCCACCCCGGCGACCAACGGCAATCAGGTCAGCAACGTAATCCCCATCGTATCTCAAGAGGTCCCCGAGGGTTTCGTTATCCATCTCTCCCAGCAAAACTTCAGCGAAAACCTCCTCGAAGGAATCCGTGGAGGCGTCCTCGTCCAGTAGGTGTCCCTTCACCTTATCGAAGTTTCCTACTGCCCCCTCCAGCCTTTTAGGTAACGGTGCGTCTTGGGGAGCGTTCTCGAAGGTGCTTCGCAAAAGTTTCGCGTCGTGACCTGCCTTGAACGCCTCCTGGTGTTTGTGGCGCTCTATCACACGTAAGTCTTTGAGGGCCTGATCAAACGGTGCGTTCCCAGTTTCACCAATCTCATCCAGGCTACCCAGGTTCATGGATTCCATCGCCTTATAAGTACTATATGGGGACGACTGGCGGTCCACGTCCATCGGGGTGATACCAACCTGCTGTGAGAATGTGGGGTTATCAGTAGTAGGGGCGGCTTCCTCTCCCTTCTTATAGGCATCCGCAGTAAGGTCCTCTTGCTCGGTCCCCTCCCAGACTGACACTTTACCGGCGGCCTTTTGACGGTCCTTCTCAACCCCCTCCTTTTCCACGCTATCCATGAAAGAAGCCACGCTACCAACCATCTTCAGGAAACTCTGGTTGTCTGCGTGGCGGTCAACGGCAGCCCTATACGCACTGTCATCCACGACGTGCTTTGCAGGTTTTACCTGAGCGCCTTTTATATTTATCTGAACCACCACTACCTCAATCTAGATTGAAACGCTGTCGTCCTCTTGCTCATCCGCGAAGCGATTACCATACACTCTATTCGCTAACGCCCCAGCACTACCCCTTATTTCACGACCCATACCTAGACTCCGTAACATCCCAAAAATAGCACTCTTCTTCTTCGGTGTGTTTGCCCCACGGAATGAAGCCAATGGGTTACGCCATTTCTGTCCGGCAGGCAGCCCGGCGAGGATCGACTCCTGTTGATATGCGGCTTCCCTCATGGTGTCTCTTTCGGTCGCCTGTGCTGACCCCGATTTAGACGAAATACCGCCGGCAGTGAGCAGTGAACGCTCGTCAGCGGCACGCTTTCGCTCGACACGACCGATCTCAAAGGCTTCCTGCTGGAGGCGCTGGCCCGTAACCTTCGCTTCCTCGCCACGGGCTTTCTTCCGATCCTTCTTCCCCTGGAAATGCGAGACAACCGATGTCGCTGCCGCGACAAATGCCCAAAAAGCCATATCTATCCCTCCACACTAACATCTATTGCGATACCGGCTACCTCGACTGGATACGGTCTATCCGACGAGATTTCCAAAAGCGGTTGGATACCGTACAGCCCGGTAACTGGAACTTCATGCCATCCGGTTAGGTCCGGGTGGCTCACTACTGTGGCGTCGGTGCCGAAGGTGCTTCCGTCAGCCTCGTAACCGTTGACCTGGACTCCCTTGGAACCGTTCAGGTTCACCACAACAGAGGAGTAGTTCTTCATCCTACCGAGAGTGCTCGCCACCCTGGAAGCCTGACCGATCTCCGGCACCCTCGGCTGCATAGCCATGTTGATCTTCTTCCCAACGATGGCAGTAAGTGGGGTGCCATTGCTGCTGATCGACACCGTTGAAGGTGTTCCAGCAGTTACTGTTTTCTCTCCTCGGTATACCCCATCTATGACGACGGATACTTCCTGACCATCCAGGTGCGTATCGCCTGCAGGGAAGGTCAGGGTCGTGGCCGAGACACTATCCATTGCGACTGCCTCGTCCAGGTACAGCGTGTCGTCATATTGGGCTATGCGAGACTTGTCCGTGTCCGTAACCGCCAGGTAGAAGGAGTCAACGGCTGTAGCAGAAGAAGACACGCCAGCAGTGTAGTTCCTTGCCGCGCAGAGAGCGGAGCACAGGGGTAGTTTCATCCTTGACCACCCCATAAACCCGTCAACCTCGTTCACACGGCAGGCAAGCACCTCGCCGTCCGATAGACGAACAAGCACAACAGGGTCTTCTTGCCCCTCCCACACAACCATCTCCTCGATCGTGGCAGAAGAGAAGAAGTGTGAGTGCTCCTGGGTGACGTTCTTGCTCTGGTACCTTTGGTTATCAAAGTTGTACCGCATGGCCCGGATGGTTCTTCGGTCCTTCTGCACGTACATGAGCATGGTGCCAACGATTACTGGTCGGACAGACGCAGACCCATAGGCAGATTGCCGGTCAACACCAACTGATATGGCAGAGAGGGGGGAGCCAGTCACGGCGAACTCCCCGGTGGTTGTACCTATGATCAGATCCTGGCCGGAAGACAGCCAGCGTACCCGGCTACCGCGCAAGTCGTTCACCAGGAAGTGGAAGCCGTCAGCAGAGGTGCCGCCAAGCCCGAAATCGAACGGTCTGTCAGGCTCACTACCAACCACCACTCGTTTCGCCATATCGAACCCACCAAAGATCACACGACCCTGGTGACTTACCCCACAACTGGGGAAGCCCACGGCCTTAGACCAACCGAGGCTATACTTTGCCGTTGCATTTCTTGAGGTCGGCGGGACCAGAACCCTAGCCTGATGCCACGCCACAGTCTCGTCGCCACCCGGTGCCCAGGCCGGCCACCCATCACCTGCATAGGCTTGTGTTCGTTGCAATGCGAATACCCCGCCGTTGAGATGTACAGTGCCCCCTATCCAACGGCCTGGATCGTTCCACGGGCCAACCTCCGGCAAATCTTCTATATCGCCCCGGAGTACAGTATCGAAAACTTTCCCGTGGCCCTCGGGAATGGAGTTATAGGCCACCGACCAATCACCTACGTTAGTGTCCGATGTTGGTTCTATATTACCTACGGATATACTGACTAAGTCACCAACACACGGTTTATTCCTGTACCCATTAGCAACCGTGGGAACGTAGGGGGGATCAGCGGCGGCGTCACCAGGCGCTGCGGGCCTTGGGGCCCAAGCAACCATTGGGGCATACTCCACGGTGCTTGCTTTCCTCCGTAAACGATAGAGACTCTGCCCAAACAAACCGATGGTGGTGCTATCGTGGGGAAACGTGTTGTGCATACGTCCAGTGACCAGGGGATCAGCGCTGGCTACGGTATTCCAACCTGGGACGCTATCGGTTGGCGCTTGGTCACCGTTTATGATGATAGCATTACTAAACGCCCGGTTGGTCAAGGTGCCCGGAAGAGGGTCAGTTCCACCCGGAGGCGTAATCAAAGCATAGCACTCTTTAGTGAGATTCGCTGCAGTCGCTGCGTTATTCCCCCTATTTCCAATGATACACCCAACTAGAGAGTGTTGGTGAAAAGGTGTGTCGTCAGACAGTGCCATATATCCGTCACCGGACGTGTCTTGAGGTGTGGGGCCACTTGGTCCTGCGGGATCTCCAGCATTCGTCTGCATTACTTGTATCTCAGAATGCGAGCGAGGGACCGTTACGCCACCAGTGTGGTGAAGGCCGATCGGTGTGTGCATATAGTCGATAGTCGCTTTTTCTTTGAGCCATGGGCCGTCCCAATCATACGGGTCACTATAGTCCGCCTTGTATACTCGGGCGGGGCTTCCCTGCCCTAGAATGCTGGGGTTAGATATAACTGTTACCGAACATTTCCGTGCGTCTGACACCGAGGTTACCTTCACAAAGTACCCACCTCGATCGTCCCATACCCCTCCAGAGTTAGTTGTTACATGGTTGAGACTCTCGTTGCCGGAAGATGCGCTCCAGGAGAGTGTCCCAATCCTATATATAGCCCCCACGTCCTCCTGATCAAACCAATCACGGGTGGATTCCAATGTGTACCCATTAGTCCCGCCGGCAGTTATGTTCATGGCAAACCGATCACCATACCTTATTATCTCGGGTGACCGCCTGTGTGCCTTATACATCCTTGTGTCCAGGACTTTTGTTCCGTCAACGTCTGTCGTAGCAAATACCTCTTGTGGTGCTGCATTTGGATGGCACACAACCACGCTGTCCTCATGCTGGAAGTATGTCACGTCTGGTAGTTGGGCAGCAGAGAAGTTGTGTTGCCCAAACAACTTCGTAAAGGTGCTGCCGCCTGGTGGTAGTGATGCCCAGTTAGCGGGCCAGTAGTATTCTTGGCCCGTTGGAGGGGTGTCCCGCCACCATACGTAAGGGTGGTTGCTATTCGTTCGGTTCTTCCATATCTGTGTACCAGCGTAAGTGTCAGCGTCCGTTGAAGTGTGGAACACGTTGTTCTTTATCACACGGATAACACCAACCCACGAGTCGGGGCCGTCAGACCATCCGAGGGATGTATCCCAATCAGGGTTGGCGATAACCTCGAATGCCAATACAAAAGTATCCACCCCTACACGGAATGGTATGAACTTTACTGCGGTGGAGACGAAGCCTCCAGGGTAATCCCCCTGGGGTGAACCAGGAGGAACTGACGAACCAACAAGGAGTGTTGAAAACGCAGTGTCTCCACGGTATGTGCTGCCGTTACGCTTCTCGACAGACCCGTTGGACGACACGATCGCGCCCTCTAACTTCCGGCAGGACGCCTCATAGACCTTGGGGTCGGAAAGCCCATCCATGTGAGGGGAGACCTCTCCCTGATTGAAGGTAGTCTGTGGACGCCAAACCATTACAGGCTCCTGTACCTAGACTCGATCAGAGACGAGGGCGAGAAGTACCTGGCTGAGTTCTCCTGGCCGTCAACCCCCTTGGCCTTCAATAGCGCCTCTTTCACCTTCTGCTCCATGAGCGTGATCTCGTTTGCCGACTTGCCGAAGTTCGGAGCGACAAATGCGCCGAGGGCCAGGCCCATGGCGTGCTTCATGGCAGGGGAGAGGAGGTCCGTGCTCGTGTCCCCTACATCAAAGACATACTCTAACTTGGCGGAACTCTGGTTTGTACATAGGCACCGGCTTTTTGTACCAGAAGAGTTTGCCACTGCCTCGATCTCCCACATGACAGTCTCCGAGTTGTCCGGTTGGTTCTTGTACCCATTCACCGTCAGGGCTCGGATGTAGTCGGAGGGCAGAGAGAAGATATTCCCCCAGCGGGTAGTGTCCTTGAAGTCGCTGTCCGGCAGGGCAGTAAGGGCCGCCGTTGTCTTGCACCCATTCCATGCGTGGTCGCTAATGAACTGCTGTCTGAAGTTGTCCCAGACGTCCCTCAACAGCGCAGCCTGGGCGCTATTGTCATTGTCTGCGGATGCTACCCGTCCCACCCCTAGTTGGGTCAGGCCGATATTCCATATTTCTTCTACTGACACGATCTCGCTCCTTTTCAAGAGGTTGTGGGCTAGATCACCAACCCCGTCTATGGTCACTTCCAGCGATGTTACAGTTGCTGTCAAAACCGACGCGCTGCCACCGATCAAGCCAATAGAGATTGTACCCTCGACGGTGCCCGACGACGACAGGCTAACTGAACCTGCCGCTGAAATCGAAATGCCAACGGCGCCAGCCACCACCGCTGTCGGGGTGCTAGAGGTCGCAGTGCTAGAGGCGGACAAGCCAAACGAAACCTGAGCCACTACCGTGGAAGATCCAGTCACCGCTGTCACGGTAGCGGTTGCCCCTACTGCCCCAACCGCTATTGCCGCGCCGATGGCGACAGTTGTCGTGGTGCTAGAGGCGGTAACAGTGGCGCTGAGGGCACCTACGCTTACCGAGCCAACGATCTCGCCGGCAGATACAGAGTTGACAGAAGCAGTAGAACTAAAGGTACCTACAGATGCTGCTGCACTCAGTTGTTTAGAGTGGCGTGGGCTGGAAACGCTAGCAGTTCCGCTGACTGCACCTACGGATATTGCACCAGTAACGCTGACGGCACTGGTGGTCTCCGGGGTGGCTGACGAACCGATCGAGCCAATAGAGATAGCGCCCGATGCCACCGCCGTAGGCGTTTGCTTTACCACAGGAGCGGACGCGGATATTGCTAGAGTCGCTGCTCCAGTGGCTGTTACAGTTGTTGTGCTACTGGAAGCGGTGGCAGTAGCAGACAGCGCCCCGGCTGACAATGTTCCTGAAATGACGCTTGTGCCAGTTACCGAAGAGACAACGGCAGTAGCGGACACCGTGCCTACCGCAGCCGACCCTGATACTGTAGGAATATCTGTTACATCAGCCGTGGCCGAAATCGTGCCCACCGCAACCGACGCGGATACGGCGCTTGTGTCTGTTGCCGAAGAGACTGTTGCTGAAGCACCGACTGCTCCGATAGTTGCTGCGGGGGAAAGAGTGCTTGTCCCCGTGGTGGCGCTAACAGCGGCAGTAGCAGACACCGTGCCTACCGCAACTGCCGGAGTGAGCACGCTTGTTCCAGTGTTCGCAGTGGCCGTGGCGGAGGTTGCGACTGTACCCACAGAAGCGGAGGGCGTTAGAGTCGAAGTCCCCACGGCAGTGACGGTAGCAGAGGCACTAACTGTGCCTGTGGATACTGCACCAGAGACGGTCTGTGTAGTTGCGGTGCTAGAGACAACAGCGGTGGCGCTAACTGTGCCTGTGGATATTGCACCAGAGACAACACGGGTGGTGCCACCCGCAACCTCTTCGGGGAGAAGGACCACCCCGGAGACGCTTCCATACAATGTGTCGGTGGCGACATCAAATGCGTAGGCTTCGGTGCTTGTGTCCCATGGATCGTCAAAGTCGGTGAACGCTGTGAAGTTTTTGAAGAAGAGAACGCTGCTCATCGAGGAAGCGTTGTTATTGACGAACCCGCCATGGGTGGTCGAGGAACCCTGGACGGAGGATGGCAGTGGAAAGGGATACCACAGACTGTAGTCGTCAGTAGGACTCACCGTGTCATTTGGGGCTGGGCAAGTCAGGCCGCCGGAGTAGGTTGAGGCACTTGGACCGGGGTTTGACCCGCCATCCTGTGCCGTCATGCTCCCCGTTACTGAGGGTTCAGGACCGTTTCCTGCGGTGGAGGTGTTCGTTGTGCTACTGGAACTCGTACCACCAAGGGCTATGTTTGCAGAGTTCCTTGGAGTTGCACCTGCCCAGATGGACATGAAGGAACTACCCAAGAAGTCAGCGTCATAGTCAGCGTGAGCAGTGCCCTTCGGGAACACGATCTTGTCGGGACTGTCGGCAGTACTACCAACATTTCCGGTGGTAGTTTCTGGCACTTCATTCATGAACGCTCTGGCGATATTACCAACGCTAACTTGAGTGGTCGTGTCGGTCTTCGCTCCAAGAACCACGAATAGGCGAGAGGTGACGGTTGCATTGTCTTGCACCGTGATCGAAGTAGAGTGGACTATCTCAGCCCTGAACCCGGTGCTGTCATCAATGATGTCGTCCTGCGTAACAACCTTTCCCCAGATGCTTAGATAGTTTCTGTTCCTGTAGCCGCCTCTTGCGTATCCGAAGTCGATCCACCCGCCAGCACCAGTTGCCGTGGCATAGGCGGGGGCGGAGGTTGTCCAGTTACGCACCGTGATTGTGGACGGATGGATATTGCCTGTGCCCGCCTGAGGGGTGTCACCTGCGGCCCCACCAAGCACAGTTCCTGTGCCAGACCGTTCAAAGAAAGTTACTATAAAGGCCCAGGCACCCTCATGGTCGCCGCCGGAGCCAACGCTTGTATTCGTTAGCGTGTTAGTTCCTACATGAACGACATCTGTGGCCCTTGCGATACGGAGTTGAGGTGCCCCGGCTAGGTCGGCCAAGGAAAGCCATTCGATAGCCATGTCAGTCCGCCAGGAACTCTAGTTCGACCGTGAGCGTCCCTGGATTCTGAGACAGCGGTACATAGAACTGAATGATGTCCGTGTTCTTGACGGTGAAGTTTGGATTTGGCTGACTGTCGTATGCAGTGGCGAGAACTATGTCTGTCCCCAGTTTGTAGTCGTAAGAAATGGGGTCGGTTGATTTGTGTGGGTGGGATACTGGTAGTGACCCAGTAAGTGAGTATTTATGAGCGAGGGCACCCTCGACCAGTTGTCGCTGGTCAGTGGTTAGTGCCCCCTCGAACAGGATCACTTCGCTTATGCTGCCCTTGTACAATCGGTTCTGTTCGGAGGGTGGCGTGGTCCCGTTGCGGTTCCGCTGCATCCCGCCGATTGCGTTGTAGGTCCATCCGCCACTGCTCGACGATATGGTGATTTGCTCATCGGTGTACTTGGCAACGCCATCCACATATTCGGTAATCAGTGACCGTGAGGTGGATGCGTTCTCGCAGACCAACACACGCAACTCGTCAGTACCGAGATCGGAGTTCCCATCGTTGTACTCATTAGAGTCGTTCCTCACCCGCAGGTCGCCACCTTTGTGGCCCCACATCGAGTTCCAACTCTGACCCGTCGATGTAC